GGGGGACCTAGATTTTAGAAAAAAAAAATAGGTTATAATTTATGATACTAGATAACATATATACTATGTAATGTTATTTAAACATATGTTATTTACATGTTACTCATATTACCCCGGTTTTTTATGTTTCTTATATTTTTGGTCCCTCTCTAAAAAAGAGGGATACAAGAATCCAAAGATACAAAACTCAAAATATTTTTTAACATTTTCGTGTCACATATGTCAAACAATATGAAGACAGCATTACTACTCAATTTACTGCTCACAGCACCGGGGGGCGAACACTCAATTCAATCTTCGAATGCTCGCGTCACAATACATACAAAACCACGTAAACAACCGCGAAAGAAGCGTCCTATCACACCTCGCAATTTGCGTCGTAAATACAAACCGGATCCCCGTACGAAGGATATGAACCCGAACCAGCGCCCATGAATCGGACTCTATCGACACGTAGACCGATAATTGTTGTATACGTATAAATATGTTATATTTTTTCAACTAATGCCAGTAATAAGTAAACAAACAGTATACTTTAACGATAATGAGTGGAAATCAATCTACGATGCGTGTAATGTTTTTGCACACGAGGAAATTCAGACTACCGAACATATGCGAAACCTCCGTGGTCAATTTAACCGTGCAAAGATGATTAAAGACAATCGTATTGGAAAGATTGGTGAATGGGGTGTCACCTGGGCATTTTGGAACAATGAGATCGATTGTTCCGAGCCAGATATGAAGATTTATTCCTCCAGTAATAAATCCTTCGATGCGGATCTGACTTATAATGGGATAGATTTACATGTCAAATCACAGTGTGCGGAAGCTGCAAGACGTTGGAATGCTTCATGGGTGTTTCAGAAGGGTGGTATGGGTAGAGGTCATGTCGACCCCATTCTCCATTCCGGAGATGGTGAGGCAATATTTGCCCTGGTGGATGAACCAAGAAAGCAAGTGGAAGTGTATGGACCCATTGATTTAAATGTTTTGCGTGAAAATCTACGCGAACCAAGATTGGAACATTTAAAGAAGACCAAAGCATGCTTGTATCTCGAAGATTTTACTATAAAAGCGAATGCTACAATTGTTTAAATGTCAATAGAATGGTTGGCTGGTGGTGGTGCTTTAATATCCACCGTGAGCAATATCCCACAGGTTTGGAAAGTGCGTAATCCAAATACCACTCTACGTACGGATTTTATTTGAATTTGTACAGTTTTCAACCTATGTATTTTACTGGCAATGTACAGAGATAGATGAGATTTATGGTATAAATATGAGTTAAAATTGTAATAAATATGTGTGGCATCTTATTTTATTCTGAAAATCACCCCAGTTTTCTAAATAATCTAAAAAAATTAATCCCACGTGGTCCAGATCAAATCCAATATTACGATATCGACGATGTACATCTTGGTTTTACACGTTTGGCTGTTGTTGGTCCATCGTCTGGCTGTCAACCGTCATACCGGGGTGAGTGGAACATTGTATTCAACGGCGAGATATACAATGGTAAAGCACCAGAAGGTAAAAACGACGTATCTTTGGTCCTTGACATGGTCGTTAAGTATGGTCCTATGCAAGCTCCACGGCATCTCGAAGGAATGTTTGCTTATGTATTGTATAATTCTGATACGAAAAAATGGTATGCTGCACGCGACACGGTTGGTATATGTCCCTTGTACCGTGGTCAATCCGATAGTCTAACGTGTTTTTCATCGGAATTAAAGGCTTTAAGTCATTGCGACACTGTAGATGTAGTAAAACCCGGACACGTTTACACCCGTGATGATATGTTTCGGTTCTCAGACCCATACACGTTGAATCCAATCGGTGGTTATGACCAACTTCGTACGTCGTTGAAAAGCGCTGTATCCCGGATGATACCACATGACGTCCCATGGGGAGTTCTTTTATCCGGTGGATTGGATTCTTCTATTATATGTGGCATACTTAATGAATTGGATCTACCAAAAGGTTATCCGGTGATTCATTCTTTCTCCATTGGGTTGAAAGGTTCTCCTGATTTAGAAATGGCACGTAAGCAATCTGAATTTTGTGGGACTATTCACCACGAGATTATTATGGACATGGATACCGCCCTCTCCTACTTAAAACCAACCATTGAAGCCATAGAAACTTTCGACATTACCACTGTGAGGGCATCGGTTCCCATGTTTTATCTTGCAAAGGAGATCAAGCGACATGGTGTGAAAGTCGTTTTAAGTGGCGAAGGATCCGATGAATTATTCTCCGGGTATTTATATAACCGCTTTGCGCCAACCAAAGAGGAATTGCATTTGGAATGTATACGGAAAATGGAAGATTTGCATTATTATGACTGCTGTCGTGCTAACAAAGCAATGGCTGCCGCTGGAGTGGAATGTCGCGTACCATTCTTAAACGACCGTGTAGTGGAGTATTCTATGAATATTGATCCACAACATAAAATGTCGGGGGAATTGATCGAGAAGCATATTTTGCGCGAAGCTTTCAAAGATGTACTTCATCCGGATATCTATTTGCGCCAAAAAGCTCAGTTTTCAGACGCTGTTGGTTCAGAATGGATCAAACGATTGAAATCCGAGAGTGAAAATCATTCTTTATCGTATGTTTACAAAGATCAACCACCACAGACAAAAGAAGCTGAATGGTATCGTTGGTATTTTGATTATGCATTCGGAAGCAACCGTAGTCATTGTTGCAAGTATCACGACGATACAATCGCATGTTCATCGGCGGTTGCACATAAATGGTCGGATTTTGAAAATGATCCGAGTGCAAGTAGTATACAGTATAAATATAATAAGTAACATTAACAAGTATGAATAGATTGGATATATTTCTTTTACTATTTACCGCCCTGTATGTGTTGATAACAGCTATCACCGTGGGTGTTATGAGTAAAAATACCCAGGACATTTTAATTATGGTCACCCATGCACTTGCCTTTCCAATGATTATATTGTTGCAGAAAACCCAATGGATTCTTTGGGTGGTTATAATTGGGGTTGTATGTAGCGTTTTGTACCATTTATGTATAATAATAGATTATGGTCAAGAATATACTGGTCCATTGGACATTGCTTTTGCGAATTTGACGCTATTGTTGGTGTCCACTGTGATTATTTTCGAAAAATTTCCAGAGTGGATATTGTCTGTTATAATTTTCATGGTCGTACTATTGAGCGACTTCTGGCAATATGATCTTGTTGCACAAATGTTTGGTGGTACAATTGTTATAGCACAGGTTGCCTTTGTTATTAAAAAGGTGATTGATAATGACAAAAAACGCAATATATTATTCATGTGTATTAGTTTACTGATTGGGTTTGGTGGCATCGCTGCTTTTCAGATATACCCCGATCACCAAGATAAATATTATGCCGCTGTTCACAGCATTTGGCATGTATGTAGTTACGTCGCCATGTATTTTGGGTTAAGATCAATTACTGCCGAGTACAATAGAATTCCTAGAGTTGAATTTGAAACAGAGGTATCGTTTGGTAAATTAGCAGTATACTAATTTTTTACACGCTTTGGTGAGGGTTCGTCTTCGTAATCAGATTCATCTTCTGTCGTACAATCATCCAATTCAGAATCTTCGTCGTCTTCTGTATGGTCTTGTTCCCATTCACTGTCATCGTCAACTTCTTCTCCAACTGCATTTAGCATGTCGTTGATTTCGGACCATGAATGTTCTTGGTGTTGTTCCAGTAGAAGTTTCCAAGGGAGTCTATCCGGTCCAGTTTGATAGAATTCAAGCTTGTTATTTTCTGCAAATTCGGCAAACATGGGTATGTGTTTGCGTGAAATACATTCGTGGGTAACCACCTTTCCACCTTTCAATACCAGGGACATGTCAAATGTTTTAAGGTAAGAGGTTACACGTTCGCAGAAAATAACATCGATATCTTCGGCATCCAGTTTGTAGGTGGATTCTGGAGACACCAGTGCATTTTTAGTCGGAAACAGTTTACTCATAACAGCGGTCCCATGTAACCGTGACTCGACATGTGTATCCAAAACACACGCATTGTCGCCAATGGCTGTTTGTATTTTATCGTTCAATTGATTGATAAGAAGCTGGTCGTCATCGTCGTCTTCTTCATTCAATAACCACGAAGTACTGCGCAGTAAAAGCATTGGTTTTTTCTCGTACGGGGTTTCTAAATTTACAAGCAAATATGCAAACTCTTCAGTATCCGACGCCTTTACAAAGAAGACTTCCTTTGCTTCTAGTTCTTCATCGTTTAGTTTAAAGACTTTAGAACCCTGGTCATAATCGACGGTACACTTCTTTTTTCTTAGATTAATACAATGGAACATTTATTATACGGTGGTTGGTTTAAATAGTATAAAATTGTTTTATCATAATACAAAATCCAACAGTAGTCGAATTAAACGGGAATCCGAGTCCGAAATAGACAAATAATACTGTTTTCGGACGCTAGTGATACACATGTGTAGAATACTTCGTTTATGAGTATATATACCGTATATTTTTAATATAAATGAGTAACTTTACACACGAACGATTTTTCAGTCTAAAAGACCAAAATTTAAACGAACCTAGCCAGCGTTCCCCGGAGTGGTTTGCACGACGTAGACATAAGCTATCCGGGAGTAAATTAAGTCAATTCTTGTTCTGCAATTCCAAAGATGGTGCTATTCAATTCTATGAAGAAGTATTTGAATCAAGAAAGAAAGAGCCGTTTACCGAAGAGCAGCTCGGTTGGATGAAATGGGGAAGTGAACACGAAGACGGTGCACTCCTTGAATTCTTAAACCGAAAATCGGATATCATGGCATATGAAGCCCCACACGTACAACACAACACTGTACCGTGGCTTTCAGCTACACCGGATGGATTTTATCAAATATTTGACGAAGAATCCGATGATTTGCGTGTCCTGGACGAAGGTATCCTGGAGATTAAATGTCCCGCCAAAACAAAGAAATGTAATACACGTGTTACGTATTATTATGTACCACAAATGTACCTCGAGATGGCATGTAGCGACAAATCACGTGCGATTTTCATTTCATGGGGACCAAAACGTTTACGTGCATGGAAACTCGAATGGGACGATGCATTCTGGTCTGCATTATCTAAAATGATGGATACATTCCATCGATTGAAATCTGGAGCAACGTACGAAGAATTTTGCGTATGCCAAATGGAATTACGACGAGCTTGTCACCAAGCAGTTGATGCCGCGACACCAATGGGTGACTGGAAACTTTAAAAGTCCAAAAAACGTCCTCCAGCCTCCACGAATTTCAGCTCTTGTTGAAGAAATTTAATATCTTCTTTACCCAGTGTTTCTATATCGTTAAAATACTTTTTCGCGTCTTCTCTAAGCCACTGCTCCACCAACACATCAATCCGTACTCGTATTTTTTGTTTACAATTTCCCGCATCCCGGCAATTTTTTTGGTGAGTTTATTTATTTTCGTTGAATGTTTAGAAATTAGGGCTTTTGCTTCTTCTGGAGATAATAACAAAAATATTTATACCCGAATGTATTTCAATACGCCGTATGTCGTGTATTTTAATCTTCCGGCTAATCTTATTTTATGTATATCTTGTTTCATTCCATTCTCTAATAATACTTTGCACGGATTTAGAACGTCTATAACCATATAAGTAGACTTTGACCATCTTACTAAATCCCTGGGTCCAGAAATAAGAACGGTGACACAATCTCCTAATTTAATCTCATCTGGGGTTGAGCCCAGCGGTGAATAATTGGTATAGTACATTTACAATTTTTATTTACCATATATATAGACTACTATCCGTCGGTAGATTACCGTTAGCGGTATTTCCACAATATGTTTGGATTCTTTCAATGACATCTTTGGACCCTTTTGAAATAGCACTGGCAGTTGGGTATATGGTAACATTTTTTGGTAATGAAACAAATGGATTTTGTACCATTTGACCAGCCGTATTTAGACCGACAAAGAAATACATGATCAAGAATGATATTAAAACATTCCAATAAGTAAATTGTGAGTATGAAAGTGGTAGGAATGTGCAAAACAAAATAAGTGCCGATGTGAGTACAAAATCAAATATGATTGGCGTTTCATAGTTTTGGAGGGATGCAATGCTTCCGTAGGGTGAAAACAGACCATTCCATTTACGGTCAAGAATCATGAAGCTGTTATCTATCTGATGCAATTTATTAGCCAATAGAAACAACAGGGTTTCAACTGGACTCTTTGCATCACGGTCGAATTGTTTCATCTCCCGTTTTAGATTCTCGGTGGTTTTCAGTAGACCATAGTCAAAATCTTTTCTAAATACATGTTTCAATGTGTTTGGTAGAATTTTTAAAATCTCGTATATTTCTACTTTCGACTTGCTAGCACATTCTTTTTCAATGGTATGAACTGCCCATGCCAAAGCTTCGATGTTCCCAACATAGGCTTCAAATAGTGCTATACCGCTTTTATTTCTAGTTAAATTTTTGTCCAAATTTAGTGCTAACAAAAACCCAAGTGTCCCCGTCAGTACACCGGTTACTATGGTGGTTTCATCTGATCCCCATGGAGCACGGATTTCGAACATTTCTATCACAATAGACCAAAGTATAACTGCAGTTATAACAAGTGGGTCACGTTTATTGTTCTTCAAATCTGAAAATGGTACAACAATATATTTGTAATTATCGGACATTTTATGAAATATAATCTTCTTTGATATAGTGATTTTTTTTAAATGTATATATATATATATAGTTTCTGAATTGTAAAATGTCAGACGACGAAGAATCCGGATTGATGCGCAACAAATACTTCAACAAACACAAGGCAGACGAGTTAGATACCTTCATAAAAAGGTCATATTATCTGTGCATTGTTTTGTTTCTATGTTTGGGTATTACCATTGCGGGTACTGTTTTGGGAGGGGTGTACAGAGATTCACAACTTACAGAAACGATTCTTTTAACTGTAGCTGGACCGGTGTACATGGTATTATTTTTGGTTTTAATATGTTGTGGGCGACATACGATACTCCGTTTGGCGCTGGTTATTGTTGTGACCGCGTTTGTTGCATTTATGTCGGGTTTTATTTCTGGCGCCAATTTAAAAATTGTTGCACAGACTTTAAAAGATAATTAAATTTAACATATATAAGCATTGATTTATATAATAAATGTTTGTAGTAAAACGTAGAGGTGTTGAAGAATCTTTTGACGAATCCAAGTTAAGATCGTTTCTTGAACGTACATGTACACAGTATAAACCCCTCGAAACAATCGATGTGGATCTACTTTGCGAACAAATAAAGCGCGGTATAGCCGACAAAATGCCTACTTCCGATATTGTTTCGTATACAGCTGAGCAGGCGGCTTCTTTGTCAACACAATCATATGAGTATGGTATATTGGCTGGTCGTTTGGAAATGATGGATTTGCATACGACTACACCAAAGACTTTCCGTGAAAGTATGCGTTTATTGGACGAAGAGAACATATTATCCAAAGAATTCATGAGTAAAGTGTACGAATATGAATATGATTTACATATTCGACACGAGCACGATTACAATTATGATATCATTGGATTGCGTACTCTACGACGTTCATATTTACTCAAGAATAAAGATGGTGTGGTTGAACGTCCACAATATTTGTTGATGCGGGTAGCCGTATTTTTATCCGACGAACCACAGGAAGCTGTAGACCTATACAATGTATTGACAGATGGTTGGTATACGCATGCGTCGCCTACGTTATTTAACTCGGGTTTAAAGCAATCGCAACTGGCATCTTGTTTTTTAATGTCTATGAAAGACGACAGTATTGAGAAAATATATGAAACATTGCAAGATGTAGCACTTGTATCCAAGTCTGCTGGTGGCATAGGCATAGACGTGTCAAATATACGTGCAAAGGGTACCAGAATTCGTGGGACGAATGGTACTAGCAATGGTCTGGTACCTATGTTACGTGTGTTTAACAATACCGCCCGTTACGTGGATCAAGGGGGGAATAAACGCAAGGGTTCATTTGCTATTTATATTGAACCATGGCACAAAGATATCCAGGCGGTTTTAAATTTGAAGTTAAACCATGGCATGGAAGAAGAACGTGCCCGGGATTTATTCTACGCCTTGTGGACTCCGGATCTTTTTATGAAAAGAGTTGAATCGAACGATAAATGGACCTTGTTTTGTCCAACGGAGGCACCAGGTTTGCAAGATGCATATGGTGAAAATTTCGACCGTTTGTATGAAAAATACGAGGCTTCTGGTGTCGGTGTAACGATAAAGGCACGGGATTTGTGGATGCAAGTATGTACAACACAAATAGAAACCGGTACTCCATACTTGATGTATAAAGACGCCTGTAATTTGAAATCAAACCAAAAGAATCTTGGTACCATACGATCTTCAAATCTTTGTTGTGAGATTGTAGAATATCACGATAAGAATGAAACTGCAGTATGTACACTTGCTTCTATAGCACTTCCCAAATTCGTGACGCAACATGGTTTTAATTTCGATAAATTGGTGGAAATCTCCGACACAGTTACAAGAAATTTAAATAAAGTAATTGATAAAACAACGTACCCTGTCAAGGAAGCGCGTCTTAGTAATATCAAACATAGACCCATTGGTATTGGGGTCCAAGGGCTAAGCGATGTTTTTCAAATGATGGGGATGCCATATGACTCGGAAGAAGCCAAAGCTCTTGATCGCGATATATTTGAATGTATATATTACGGATCCGTCAAAGCAAGCATTGAACTTGCCAAAGAATATGGACCATATGATAGTTTTCAAGGTTCTCCTGCAAGTAAAGGAATTTTCCAATTTAATATGTGGGAAGTAGAACCCTCTGGTCGCTTTGATTGGTCCACTCTGCGCGAGAATATGATGAAATTTGGATTACGAAATTCTTTGTTAACCGCACCGATGCCAACGGCTTCTAGTGCACAAATAATGGGGAATACCGAATCATTTGAACCCAGGACGTCCAATTTGTATGTGCGCAGAGTGTTGAGTGGTGAATTTGTTATCATGAATAAATATTTACAGATGACATGTCAAAAATTGGGTAAATGGGATGAACCATTAATAAATAATATTGTTAAACATAAAGGGAGCGTACAGATGTCAGATCTGTCCGATGATATAAAAGCCGTGTTTAAAACAACCTGGGAAATATCGCAGAAAGATATTATTGATCATGCTGTTATCAGAGGTCCATATATTGATCAATCACAAAGCCTCAATTTGTATTTACAATCGCCCACGCATTCGCAATTGACAAGCATGCATTTCTATGGTTGGAAAAAAGGTTTAAAAACCGGACAATATTATTTACGGACACAACCACAAGCTACACCTATAAATTTCACATGTGAAAGCTGTAGTGCCTAAAGCATGTGTGCTAATGCAAGATACATATATACCGGTACAAAAATGAGCCAGTCGGGAGACCACCAGAATGTCATCCCAGAGGCTGAGAGCACGGCGGATATATGTAAAATAATAAAATTTAACCAGTGTGATTTGATTTCGGTTAAAGCAAGAGAGAAAAATACAACCACGTGTACAAATGGTGAAATCAAGCTGATGTTTCTGTAAACTTCCTCTGGATACTGATACTCTGAAATATCGTACCGCAATACAAGTTGTAAAATAAGAGCAATTGCCGAACAAACGAACAAAATAAAATATATGAGATTCCGACCGTCAATAAATGGAGTACTAAATGATTCATATACCATCTTTCGTTCGTCTTTGAATATTTTATCTCTCTCTGATTCGGTTAATAAGTACATATGTGCATATACTCCGGAGATAATATAAACAATAGCGGCGAGAATACTCCAAACATTGCGGTTGTTTCCAGCCGCAAGACCAGATCCAATCGCACCAATTGCACCGGATAAAACATGTAACCCTTGATAACTCATGGCGTTCTTGTCCGTGTTGCCCATCTTGGATTTTAATATCGGTACCAAGCCAGTCAAAGCCACTCCTATTAGTGCAATGATATTGAAAGTGGTAACACCCTCTAAACCCATGTCCAAACCAATAAATGTTAAGTTAACAACCCAAAGAATACCAATTACTAACATTTTAACCCAAAGAATATCAATTACTAACATTTTATTAACGAAACATGGCATATTTATACTAGTAAATTATATAGATGATTGGGTGTGATACCCGATGGGTTTACCGTCTGTAACATCCGACACTGTTGTAACGCACATACCATTAATTCGGAACAATAATATTGCGAATATTCCGTGTTGGGTGATCTTAATGGTACGAGGTACAACAACGCCGCCGCATAGTCGTATGGTTTACCACACTGGGACAGTAGAAAGTTACCCACTTTTGTTTCATTGTCTTTACTCAATGTTATAGGTACACAGGCGGCGCTCGATTCGTCCATTACTCTATAAAATGGATTGTTGTGTTGATACTTTAACAATCTATAGGATAATACGTCACCCCATAGAATATAGAAACATATATGAAGTTCGCCCTCTTCTATATAGTGTTTATAATGGTCCTTTAGTTTATCATGTCCATCCACCTGAGAAAAAAAAATATCGGCTTCGTCTTCACTCCAACGGAATAAAAATTCCGAATGGCAATAATCACCACCGGTCATATATGCCACAACTTTGTTAAACCAGTTGTCAAAAATGCCCACGGGGCGGGTAAATACTGCGCTTAACATTTATATATTTACAACTATATATTTATACTATTTTTATTAAAACTATGAAACATATTGTTCTTATGTTATTACTGTCGCCTGTATTTTCATATCCGAACTGGTTTCATGAGTATAAACGAATGCATAATAAAGAGTACATAGACGAAGATAGAGTGTATAACATATTGCAACCCAAATATCATTTTGCACAAAAACATGGTTATACCCTGTCAGAACGTTCGGATAGGAATTCGTCAATCACAAATCACTACCGTAGACGTTCACATGTTCCAAGATTAGACCCATTTGGTAAACACCGCCTGGGTTTACCGTTGGCAATGGATTGGAGATCTCATGGGGCAGTGACTTCTGTGAAACGACAGGGTGATTGTGGCGCATGTTTTGCCTTTGCTGCAGTTGGATCATTAGAATATTGGTACTGGAAAAAATCCAGAAAATTGAAAGATCTAAGTATTCAACAATGGATTGATTGTACGAAACCACAAAATTTTGGATGCGATGGTGGGCTGATGAATTATGTATTCGAAAAAGCAAAGACCATGCCGGCGGGACCCGCGGATTTTGACAGATATACACGGCATTCTGGAAAATGCAAGCGTAGAAGACAAAAACCATGGTTGAAAGTTTTATCTTACTCTGTACAAAGTGACGATTGGCATTATCCAATTGAATCTCATCTTGCACATAACATAGTACAATATGGACCCATTCCAGTTGGAATTGATTCGTCCTCGTGGCATCTAGAAATGTATAGAGGTGGCATTATTAAAGAATCACAGTGTGGAAAAGATATAGACCACGCGGTTTTGGTGGTCGGGTTTACTCCAACATACTGGATTATAAAGAACTCGTGGGGAAAAGGATGGGGTTTAGACGGCTATTTTTACCTCGAACGATACAAGAATGCATGTGGCATTAATTCTTATGCATCATTTGTGACGGATGCGAGTATATAAGTATATAATTTTTACACAAATGTTCGAGGAATTGGGTTGGATTATTGCCTTTGCAGCAGTATTTATCTTTACACATTATCAGTTCAAGTACTGCGTTTCGATAACACTATGGTCCATGAAATTCTGTCAAACATGCATTATCATCATAGTTTGCAAAATGTATGTCGTATTTCGCGTGTACGGTCAAAGTATCGATTTGGCACAATTCAAACCGTATATCAAACAGTTTATTAATGCTACAAGACAACAATATGATTTATAATGTTATCTACTTCTTCTTCCGTTTTACAAATAAAATCAAAATATCTCGGGTCAATTTGTCCGGGTGCCACCTCGGATGGATCATTAAAGTATTGTATATGTGTCGACAAATTGTCACAGCGTTCCAGAATACGACCGAAACGTACGTGCCACGGCGTGTCAAGATATACAATTATAAAACCATTCTCACGCAATATACGAGCTTCATTTTCAAAACGAACATCATCAACGATAGCATCTCCATCCAATTTCCCAAGTAGTTGATCTACCCATACATTTTCCTGTATAGAACGCCCAACCGTTCCAACCATTATATTATTTCCACGACCACCAGATTTCATCTTTAATGTTATTTCTTTTATTGGTTGTGCAATGGAATAGATCTTTACATCTTTCAAGCTTTGTGTTTGACGTGAAGCGTATGTTTTTCCACTGCCCATAGACCCACAAAACGCTACTCGAAACGCAGTTTGTTCTGATGTGGACGCAGTTCGTACAATCGACATTTAATACGTCACAGTTTATTTAAATACTCCCATTATTTTTTCAACTTTTCGACGGACGATGACGGAAATAAGAGCTTCAACTATTGCATCTTTTTTTGATGAGCATACCACATTGATGGTCAATAATGAGCTAATGTGGGATTTTCTGACCAAGAAACGTATTAGCTTCCCATTCAAAACGGATATACTATACTTTGCACATGGAAACATATTTGAACCAGAGGCGATGCATTACTTCCTAACCATGTGTCCGTCGCTCAAAGGATATACACCGCAAAAGGTCGTAGAACATGCATACAACGAATACGAAAAAAATTATGCTACATACCTACAGAGAGCCAGTTTTGTTCATGAACCACAAGAAGGGGTAGACACCGCAAAATATTATGGCATTCAAAATATTATACTTTCCTCGAGACCAGACGGGCTAACAGACACACATGTTATTGAATTGAAGTGTCCTTTCGGGTCCATGTATCAAAAAAATGAAACATTCGTCATTCCGACAAAATACAAACTACAACTTGTTGTTGAAATGTTATGCCACAAGCGAAAATCGGCTTACTTTCTTCAATACTATGAACCCAAAGGATGGACCATGTTTATACGAGAATTGGTGGTCCAATACAAGACTCTGCGAAACACCGGCGATCTTAAACCACAGTGTGTTGTATACAAACCCTGGCGTTCTACAAGAGAACATGTCCTCAATATTATTAAACAGGTAAAAAAGAAACTGGGTGTATCCGTGGATACCTCTGCCGCAGAACGCTGGGAAAAATATCTACTTGATTTTGGTGAAATAGAAATTGGCGATGAAGAAACAATCCCGTTTGATAAAAAATACAGGGATATATTCATGCATACAATACGCATGACTTCGCCGGAACGTTTAAAACCATATTTCAACATGTTGGAAACTGAAATAATCATGCACACGCTATCATTTGGTCAAGACTTTAAACGGGGAACACTTATCAATATTGACGATGGGTGTATGACCATTATGTGGGAAGGAAGACCGAATCATTTTGATAACTATCGGGAGAAAATGTCAATACAAAGATTCTTGGATGGTTATTTGCACATTGTGCGCTCTCTAAATCAATCCATCAAACGAAAAAGTGAATCATGGTATGCATGGGAAAAAGAACTTTATGGTAACCAATTATCGGAAATGCCAAAACTTGGTTACCAAGAAGCAGTTCTATGTGAAATGCATTTACCACAAGACTTGAGTCCGCTGGAAGAATTTTTAGATGATTTACATCTGCGTAAAGTCCCCGTGGGGAGTATGCGTATGCCGTCATTAGAAAAACTACGTAAACTGTTAATTGATATACCGGTTGAGACGATAGAACATATATCAGTCGACCGTGATGGGGTTTCCCCTGCTTCCGGATATAGTCATCCGGTGACGTCCAAAGCGGTGGTGAAACTGGAGCATACTACCAATGTCGCCGGGGCGAGTCTCTGATCTTGGAAATACATGGAAGGTTAAATGACGCTCGTGGTTTTCTACCACGCTTTCAATAATCCGTATTACATTATCACGAAATATATCTCGCATGGACAACGATTCTGGGCGTATATCGCGTCGTGGAACGGTGACCCGGCGACGTCCATATTTTATAGATTTGATTCGGCGTTGGCATTGTGGACACGTGTTTTTCTTTTTTACCCATTGTTTGATACAACCCTTGCAATACTTATGATCACAACAATTTAGTATTCCGCGATTCGTGCACTCGTCTAAACAGATAGCACAGGTATTATCGGAC